CGCCGGGGTAGCGCCTATCCACAACAGCGGACAGACCACCGAGCAGCAGACCTTCCACGAGCGCGCAGGGCAAGACCCATAGAGAAAGAGATGCGCCAATGACAACCATCGACAAGCTCGTCAACATAGTACAGGGCACGTCAGCCAAGGTCGAGGAGGCGAACAAATGATCGCCGTGAAGCGGATCCGTAAAGCGCCGGCATACGCCACAACATGCCCGGTGTGCCGAACGCGCATCGCCCCCCAGGGCGCGAACATGCGCATCATCATCGACGCCGAAAGCGAGGCGACCGCAATCAGCGCGATCGCGCACGCGGCTTGCGCACGCGTCGTCATCGACTTCACCCGCGAGCGCGGGTATGCGCCTGCGGAACTTGCGAAGGTTGGGGATTGGATCGAGGGTGGGCGATGAGGCCGATCTGGACGCTTGACGAGATCCTCATCCCCGCTGAGCAGATGCTTTCGCTTAATGGTCGTGGTGATCGGCGTCGTGTGGCTCCGACTGTGAAGAGTCTGCGCACGATGGCGATGGTTCGCGCTCGCGCGGCTGGCATCGAGCAGTCGGACAGGCTGAGGCTTGTCGCTTGGTTGCGCTTCCCGGACGCGCGTCGGCGCGATCCCCACAATTACATGCCGGCGCTTAAGGCGATGGTTGACGGCTTTGTTGACGCGGGCGTTCTGCCTGATGACGACAGGCGTCACTTGCAGGGGCCTGACCCAAGGTGTGATTTGCTCGCGCCGTTGGTCGCGAAGCGTCTTGGGTCCCAGATGTTTGGAGTCAGTTTTGAGGCGTACCCGTTCGAGGGTCGCGCGGGGACCATCGGCTAGACAGGCCGAGTGAGGAATAAGGAGTAGGTCATGCAGGGCCTGGAGCTGTTTGAGTACACGGGGCATGAGGTCCGTGTGCAGGTCGCTGAGTCGGGTGAGCCGTTGTTCGTGCTTGCAGATTTGGCGGCGGCCTTGGGCATTTCGAATGTGTCGCAGCTGAGGTCGCGCCTGGCCGATGACCTATGCCTGACATACCCCATGCCTGATCGGCTGGGGCGGACGCAGCAGGTGTGGGTTGTGACTGAGCCGGGGATGTACGAGGTGATTATCCGGTCGGATAAGCCGGAGGCGTCGGCGTTTCGTCGCTGGGTCACCACGGAGGTGTTGCCGTCGATCCGCAAGCATGGCATGTATGCGACCGAGTCCGCGGTTGATGCGATGCTGGCGGATCCGGAGACGATGATCCGGACGTTGACGGCGCTGCGGGATGAGCGTGCGGCGCGTGTGCGTGCTGAGGCTGTGGCGGCGGAGGCTGTGGCTGAGGTTGAGGCGCAGCGCCCGCATGCGCAGCTGGGGCGGGCGGTCGCGGCTTCGGGTGAGGCTGTGCTGCCGAGCGTGTTCGGCACGGTGTTGTCGGCGCGTGTCGAGGGGATGGGGCCGAACCGTTTTTGCCGTTGGCTCCGCAATGCAGGGTACGTGTATCGGCGTGGCGGGCAGATGGTCCCGACCGCGCGGGCGATCTCTCAGGGGCTGCTTGAGGCTTCGGAGGTGCAGGTGCCCGGTGGAGGTGTTCGCGTGCAGACGTGGGTGCTTCCGAAGGGGCAGGAGCGCTTTACGCGTGAGCTGCTCGCTGAGCAGGCGTCGATGTCATGATGGATCGCTTTTGTCCGGATTGCGGTGTCGTCCTCGAGGCCGGCCACGCGCGGTGCCGTCCGTGCTTCCTGCGCTTCGAGGCCGCGTATCAGCGGTACACGGAGCGCGCCTGGATGACGCGGAATTATCCGGATTTTCGGCCTCTGGATCTGTTTCCGGAGGACGCATGGGATGAGCGAGAGCAGCGATTTAGCGAGAAGGAGGTGGACTAATGGCTTGGGTAAAAATGGGTGACGACGCCGATATGTACCCAAAGCTAATGGAGGCCGCCTCACACCCGAAGGCTGATGCCCGCACGGTGAACGAGCTGTTTGGATTCATCATGCGGTGCGCAGCGTACTCGGCAGCTCACCTGACCGACAGTGTCATCGAGATGGGCGTTGTCTACACGTACGCGGGTGCGAACCCGGACATCTTGCAGATCGCGCTGGACACAGGGCTACTCGAGTGGGCGGACACCCCGAAGGGGCGGAAGCCGAAGCTCCTCGAGGACCCGGACTTCGTACACATCAGGTCGCGAGCAGACGTGGAGTGGAGCCGTCAGCGTCAGCGCGACAACTCCAATCAGGCTCTGCGTCAGGCTGTGATCGCCCGCGACGGCGACCAGTGCCGCTGGTGCGGCGTCGAGGTCTACTGGCCTGGAAAGACATCGGCCCGCAAGGGCACGTTGGATCACTTGAAGCCCGGGGAGGCTGGCACTGTGGACACGCTCGTCGTGGCGTGTACGCGGTGTAATTCGTCCCGAGCGGACGACCCTACAGGCTCGTGGGACCAGTCTCATGAGCTACTGCCCGCGCCTGAACGGCCCCGATACGGGACGTTCACGCGCAGCATGCTCGAACGTTCGGGCGTGCTGCGCAGCGCACAGGCCGCATCCTGCGCGGCAGCCGGTGGAGGGAATGGTGAGCGTGCGAGCGCGCACGCGGCGGCTGGCGACCCGGCCTCGGGCGCACCTACGACGGGTGTGACCTCGGGCTGTGCGGACGCCGCCGTGACTGTGAGCGCGCCTGGCGGCGCGACCGTGGGTATCCCGATGGACGCGGATTCCGGTGAGTCTGATCAGCTCACTGTCGAGTCCGGCCTCGGTGACCCCGGCGCTGCCCGCACGAACACCACCCCACACACCGGCTACAAGCAGGAATGCGGATTCGTGCCGACTCGCGTCGGACTCGACTCATCCAGGCCTCTGGACTCGCGTATACCCGGGTACGGGTACGGGTCGGGAGTCCGGGTAGGAAGTAGGGAACAGGAAACGGGCCGGGAGCAGGACGGGCAGGCAACCGCCTCACCTGCCTCAGGTCCGAAGAAACGCAAGAGAAGGAGAAGGAGATGACAGACGAACGGTCACAGACATTGGACCGGATCGAGGATGCGTTAGGTGCCCTGGTCAATCAGAGGCACGGACCGGGGAGACTGGTCGGTGCCTGGGAGATCATGATCGAGACAATTGATCCGTCACGTCCGGACGTAACGGCCTGGATGGACGACGGTCGAGGCTCAATGCTGGCTCGGCGTGGCCTCATCGAAGTTTGCCGCGATCAGTACCGGGGCGACATCGAGGATGCGAGCGATGACTAGGACAACGATCGATCAGGTTTGCCCGGTGACGGGCGAGCCTCTCATCGCCGGGGAGTACTTGTCTCGAGGTGGGGCAGCTCGTGTCCGCGTCGCAGCGTCATCACTTCCCGCGCTCATGAGCGACCTCGCCTACGCTGCGTCGCACGGCGTGCGCACAGGCGAGCAAGCAGGTGGCGGGGTGCAGCGCTCGCGGCCCCCGGTGAACCTCGGGCTAATGCTTGAGGTTGATGAGATGACGGACTCGATCCTGACGTGGGCGACGCTGCTCATCTCCCACGTTATGGGTCCCTCGTACTGGGTGAGGCCCGGGGACTGGCGGATGGTCGCCAGCGTCTTCGCCCTGTACGAGGACAAGCTGCGCCACTGGTCTGACGGCGCTCAGTGCGCCGATGAAGTCCTGTACTCGGTCAAGCGACTGGAGCGGCTCGCGTCGCCGGGCCGCCGCCGCTTGGTCTACATCGGCTCGTGTAGCCAGTGTGGTGCTGATCTACTGGTGCGCGACCCGGAGGCGGAGACTGTGCCGTGTGGTGAGTGTGGCGCAGTGGAGTCGATCGGCGAGGCGTGGGATCGCCTGCTGGTGCAGGCGCGGGAGGCTCTCCTGCCGCGCACGCGCGCCACACGCGTCGCCGAGATCCTTACAGGATCCGCGATCAAGGACGCGACCGTGCGCAAGTGGACGCAACGCTGTCACCTCGCTCCGCGAGCAAGGCGGGGGGGTGTTCGCTTGTACCGGGTGGGGGATATCGAGGCGCTCGCCGCCCAGGCCACGCGCCGCTTGTAGGCTGCGTCGAGTCGCTTGCGCGCGGGGGTGTCACGGCGTATGTTTATAGCGTGGCCCCGCGCGTAAGCAACGGGCCATTGCCTATTACGGTATCCGCGCAGATGACTTGGCCCCCGCTCCTCTCGGCCCCGACTGGAGCGGGGGCTAAGTCATACCAAGCGCGGGCATACGAGCATGAGGAGTAGAAGTGGCGTGGGAGTCAAGCGACAGGGCGTCGCGGCTCCCATCCGATTGGGATGAACGCCGCGCCTTCGTCCGCGCTCGCGCCGGTGGCCGGTGTGAAGCGCTGCTGCATGACGGCACGCGCTGCCCTGCAGCTGGTACCGAGTGTGACCACGTCACACCAGGTGATGACCACAGCGCGATAAACTTGCAGTGGTTGTGTGCGTGGCATCACAAGCGTAAGACGCAGCGGGAAGCTGCGGCGGCTTTGGCTGCTGAGCGGGCGCGCAACGCGCCGCGCAAGCGTAAGCATCCGGGCTTGACTGACTGACCCCACCTACCCGGGACCCCCTCCCCCGACCCAGACAGTACCGTCAAGAGCTGTCGGTTTTTGTTTGTACGGGTCTGGGGAAATTGCGACCGGGGGTAACAGTTGTGCTATCAAGGCAAACGCCGGTCGGCGGGGTGAGGGTGCGGGGAATTTAGAGGGGTAGAAGTGCGCCGAGTTGGAAGACGTCGCCGGTGATGGTGATGTAGCGGCCTGTCGAGTAGAACTCGATCCGCTGGCCGCGCCACTCGCGCTTGAAGCCTCGCTGCGGGGCGGCAGTGCCCCAGATGTGCAGGCCGCGCCCGGACGGCGAAACCTCGACGTAGGACCCCTCGTAGTACGCGAGGAGCGTGCGTGTGGCCTCGTTGGGGATGCCATGCTCATCGAGACAGCCGTCGAGGTCGATGCAGCCGATGCCGTCGCCGAGGACGAAGCCGAGGGGCGCGCCGGTCGCGCTCGCGGCCTCATACGTGCTCCAGGTCGTCGGGTCGGTGACGGATGCCCAGGCGCCAGTGCGCGCACACATGGGCCGCTTGTTGAGGTGGTTGACCCATCGTGCGTGTCGCGTGAGCTCGCTGGGTAGTCCTGTGGCCTTGTCGGCGCGGGTGGAGCGGTGGTGTGCGACTCGGCATCGAGTGCTGCAGAAGCGGGCGTCGGCTCGTGCCCATGCTTTGAGCGTCTTATTGCAGTGTTCGCACGTTCTCATGTCTCTTATTGTAACGCTTTTTTCGTTGATATTCCAACGTTTACTTGGGGGGTGATGGGGGGTGGCTGGTCGTGGTCCAGCGCCGAAGCCTCAAGGCTCGCGGGCGCGTCGGAATAAGGATCCGCAGGTGCTTCGGATCATCGCTGCGCAGCCGGTCGAGCAGCCGGCGCTCCCGGTCATTGAGCAGGTCGTCGTCGATGAGCACGGCGTGCCGAAGAAGAAGCGCTTCGTGTGGCCGGCGATCACGAAGCGTTGGTGGAAGATGTGGGGCGAGTCCCCGTTGAGCGCCGAGTACACCGAGACGGACTGGGCATTCCTGATGGATACGGCATACCTTCATGCTCTGTATTGGAAGGGCGACTCAAAGGCAGCAGCTGAGCTGAGGCTGCGCGTCGCAAAGTTTGGGGCGACCCCCGAGGACCGCGCGCGCCTGAGGATCCAGTTCGCCGTCGCTGACGGCCTGGAAGATGACGGCCAGTCTGCTGAGGATATGCCGGTTTCGTCTCGTGCAAGGCGTCGGAAGACAGTCCTGAAGGCGGTGCAGTAGTGCCTTGGATACCGATCGATGAAACGGATACATTCCCGACGCTTGGTTATGACGTTGCCGATTGGATGACGGAGTTCCTGCTGACGCCGGACAAGGATGAGCTTGTCCCGTTCGTGCCGACGCAGGAGCAGTTGGACTTCCTCGTGCATGTGTACGAGCTGGATCCGCAGACAGGGCGGCGCGTCAAGCAGCGCGCAGTGCTCTCGCGCCCTCGTGGCTGGGGTAAGTCGCCGTTTCTCGCGGCGATCTGCTGTGCGGAGGCAATGGGGCCCGTCCTGTGTGACGGGTGGGATGCGGAGGGCCAGCCGGTCGGGGTGCCGTGGTCGACGAGGCGAACGCCGCTCGTGCAGGTCACGGCAACGACCGACGACCAGACGGCGAATACGTGGGATCCTATTTTGGAGATGCTTCGCGGCTCTCCGGCTGAGGATGAGTACGGGATCGACGCAATGGATTCCTTCGTCGCCCTGCGGCGTGGCCGCATCGAGAAGCGGACGTCCTCGGCGACATCCGTCAAGGGAGCGAAAGCTGTCATGGCGGTCATGGATCAGACGGAGACCTGGCTCCCAGGAAACGGTGGGCCGAAGCTCGCCAAGACGCTACGGTCCAACGCTGACAAGCTCGGCGGCCTCACGATCGAGACGCCGAACGCTTTCACGATCGGCGAGCGGTCGGTAGCCGAGACCACGGCGCGGTTCTATGAGCTGGTGAAGGCCGGGAAGGTCAAGAAGGAAGCTGCACGCGGTCTCTATTACGACCACAGGCAGGCACCGCTCGACACGGACATCACGGACCGTGAGTCTCTCATCGAGGGGTTGCGGTTCGTCTACGGTGACTCGGCTCGGGATCCGCGCGGCTGCGCGATCCACGACCCAGAGTGTGAACCCGGGTGGGTGGACCTCGAGCGCATTGCGGATTCGTTCTGGCACCCAGACAACCAGCCGGCGGACATGTGCGCTGACTTCCTCAACCAGATCAACAGTGCATCGGACGCATGGCTTACGATGCCAGAGCTGCGCGCGATCGAGGACCACGGAAAGACGATCTCTTCGACAGAGCCGATCACGCTAGGTTTCGACGGGTCGGAGGGCAGGAAGATCGGCATCGCAGACGCGACCGTCCTCATCGGCTACTCAATCACCCAGCGCCACCTGTTCAAGGTGGGGATATGGGAGCAGCCGGACGGTCCTGCTGGTGAGGGCTGGCAGCCGCCCCGCCTGGAGATCGAGCAGACTGTACGTGCCGCTTTCGAGCGCTACAACATCGTCGGCTTCTACGCCGACCCATCAGCAGGCTGGGCACAGGACGTCAAAGCCTGGGAGGCTCGTTACTCGCGCCGCCTGCGTGCGAAGATCAGCGCTGCGGAGCCGATCCGCTACCCGCAGCGCAACGTGAGCCAGACATGCGAAAACTTCGCGCAGCTACTCTCCGCGATCCAGCAGGGTCTCATTACATACGATGGTGACCCGGTGCTGACAGCGCATTTCCTCAACGCGCGCAAGTCCCCGCGCCAGGCGGGCTACGTGCTCGTCAAACCGGCCGACGATCAGGACTACTCAAAGATCGACTCGGTCTGGGGCGCGATGTTCGCGTATAAGGCAGGCCTCGACGCGGTCGGTAAGGGCGCTGCCCGGCCAACGGTGCGACGAGCGCCGCGACGACTCTACTAACACTCTGGGGAAGGAGGCCCCCATCTCATGACCAAAACTGCCGAGGAGTGGCTCTCCTATCTCACCGCACGGATGGACAAGGAGCGCCCGCGAACGGACCTCCTGCGCTCCTACACCAACGGCTCCTCTCCCCTACCGGAGATGGGACCGAACCTCGCCAAGGCATGGCTGAAATTCCAGCGTCGCGCGCGCACCAACCCCGGCAAACTAGTCGTATCCGCGCTCGCGGATCGTCTCATCCCTAACGGGGTGACGGTAGGATCCCGCGGGGACAGTCCCGCCGCGCAGGCAGCCGCGCGCATCTGGCGGGACAACCGACTCAAGGTCGTCTTCGCCGACGCGATCTGGGACGCAGCGACCCTCGGCTGCGGCTATCTCCTGGTCACCCAGGACGAAGACGGCCGAGCCTGCGTCACCTACGAGCGGCCCGAACATATGTACGTCGAACCGGACCCGGTGCGGCCGTGGCGTGCGCTCGCGGCTGTGAAGGTCTGGCGCGACCAAACGGCTGGCCTCGATCACCTCGTGATGTGGGTGCCCGGCCTACGACTGGCTTACACGCGATCGGCATACGACCAGTCGAAGCGACTGATCTCCCGTATCACGGGGGATTGGAGTCTCGACGCCGATGGTGTGCAGTCCTATGAGGGAGTGCCCCCGGTCGTAGTCATCGAAAATCGCTTCGGTATGGGCGAGTTCGAGCATGTCCTTGATCTCATCGACCGCATCAACTGGCAGACGCTGCAGCGGCTCGTCATCATCAGTATGCAAGCTTTCCGTCAGCGAGCACTGAAGTCTGCTGAGGGGTCGGCGGGCCTGCCAGCCGAGGACGAGTCGGGGAACGAGATCGACTACCAGAAGGTTTTCGAGCCGTCGCCCGCCGCCCTCTGGGAGCTTCCTCCCGGAGTCGAAATCTGGGAGTCCTCCCAGACCCAGATCAGCGAGATCCTCGCCGCAACAAAAGATGACTGGCGGGAGTTGGCGGCCGAGACCGCAACACCACTCTCAATCATGCTCCCGGACGCCGCGAACCAATCGGCAGCGGGAGCAGAGCAGCCACAGAAGGCGCTCTTGTCCAAGGCCGAGGACCGGATAGAAAGGTTCAAGCCAGCGCTCGCCTACCTCATCGTCAAGGCGCTCGCGGTCGAGGGAATCGACCTGGACGAGACAGAAACCGTCGAGATATTGTTCGTGCCTCCGCACGCGGTCTCCCTCACGGAGAAGTATGCGGCAGCAGTGCAGGCGCGTAACGCTGGCGAGGCGTTGGAAACGATTCAGCGCAACATCCTCGGATACTCGCCTGAGCAGATCGCGCAAGACAAGCAGAGGCGCGCCGAGGAACAGTTGGCTCTCGCGTTCGCACTACAGGACAGCCCCCAGCCGGCCAGCGTAGCCCCGCAGCCGGAGGGTATTGAGGTGAGGTGAGCATGCCGGACCTGGACGACCTCACGAGTGTCTACAGTGCCCATGTCCACGCTGTGCGCACCAAGATCACGCAGTTCGGCGAGGCCTACTGGGACTCCATGCCGAACTACAGGGCAAGCGCCGTCGAGGAGATGATCGACGCACTCGTCCCCAGGGTCACGGCCGGGCAGCTCCGCATCGCGGACCTGACACGCGCCTACCTCGCTCGCTGCGCCCACGAGCTCGGCTGGAAACTCGTCGTCCCCCCGCTTGACGAGACGGACGTTCTCGGCGCTCGCGGCGTCGATCCGAGGGCGGTGTACCGCCGCCCCGCGGTCGACGTCTACACGGCATTGTCGGATGGGAAGCCTATCGCGCAGGCAGTCTCTGAGGGGCGGCTCCGGTTGACTCAGCTGATCAGCGGCGACGCTCAGCTCGCGAAAGTCCACGCCTCAAGGCAGGTGCTCAGGGCCTACCCGGACGCGGGCGCGTATTACAGGCGCGTGCTAACGGGACGTGAGAACTGCGGATTGTGCGTTGTCGCGTCGACTCAGCGCTATTACAAGGACGATCTGCTCCCGATCCATCCGGGATGCGACTGCGACGTGCAGCCGCTGCCGACCGGAGCGGCAGGCCAGCAGGTCATCGACGAGGACCGCCTAGAGCAGGTCCACAAGATCGCTGCCGAACGGATCGGCGTCGCCGACCGAGGAGGCAGAGCGCCCGACTACCGGCAACTCGTGCGAGTCGAGGCACACGGGGAATATGGCCCTACCCTGACGTGGGCAGAGCCAAAAGCCCAGAAGTAAAGCGGCACGGCGAATAAGGCGTAACGCCAAACACGTGTCGGCCGCACAGACAAGCCCCGCCATAGCAGAAACGGCGATCGCGGGGGAGGATACCCGAAATGGGAGGAACCACCATGAAAATCAAGCTGAAGCATAGACCTTACCTGCGTTTTATCGACGCAGCGACAGCAGAGTCGGGCGGGGATACGGAGTCCGCGAAGGAGTCCGCTGCTGAGTCTCCTCAGCAGGTCGACTGGGAAGCGGAAGCCCGAAAATGGAAGGAATTGTCTCGAAAAAACGAGGCTCGTATGAAGGAGAACGCCGAAAAGGCGAAACTCTACGACAGGGCTCAGGAGGAGGGCAAGTCCGACCTGCAGAAGGCGCAGGAAGTCGCGGCAAAGGCGGAAGCCCGCGTCGCGGAACTTGAATCCAAGGCGCTGCGGATGGAGGTAGCTGCGGCCAAGGGCGTGGATGCGGAACTGCTGTCTGGGTCCACGCAAGAGGAACTCGAGGCATGCGCTGAGCGACTCCTGGCGTGGCGCGGCGCGCAGGTGCCCAAGGGTGCCCCCGCGTCGGATGCGGGGGTTCGTGGTGACGAGATAAGGGCTGCTAAGCAGCTCACGCGCGAGGATCTCAAGTCCATGAGTGCCGAGCAGATCAACCATGCTAGGCGCTCGGGCCAACTAAATGAATTGATGGGTCTCGCCTGACGGCAGCCCGAGAAAGGAATGCCAGCAATGTCTAACAACAATTTTGTCCCAGAGGTCTGGTCGGCCTCCATCCTGGAAAATTTCCATAACCAGTCTGTACTGACTGGCCTGACGAACCGCGAGTACGAGAGCGAGCTGTCCTCCGGCTCGAAGATCCTCATCGCCGGGATCACCGACATCAAGGTCAAGGACTACAAGACCGGCGTCATCCCCGACGCAGGCGGCAGTGGCATGCAGCCGCGCACGACCGCGCCTGACACGGTCGCCAGCACCGGTATCGAACTGACCGTCGACCAGGAGAAGTCCTTCGACTTCCTTGTCGATGACATCGACCGCGCACAGGCGAACAAGTCCTTCGACAAGTACACCGAGTCCGCAGGCCTCGGCCTGGTCGAGGACACGGAATCGTTCCTCACTGCCATGCTGTCCACGCAGGGCACGGCGGTGACCGGCCTGACCACCCCCACTGACTGGGCGTCCGCCTACAAGATCGCCCTCGCCCTGCGCGGCAAGCTCACCGACGCGAAGGTGCCACAGGCGGGTCGCGTCCTGCTCGTGAACGGACAGTTTGAGACTCACCTACTCTCAGACGGCTCGAAGCTCGCGGCCTTCGACACATCCAACACGACCGATGGTCTGCGCGAAGCGACTATCGGCCGCCTCCTCGGTTTCGATGTCGTCGTGTCCTCCTGGATGGACAACATCAAGCCCATGGCGATCGCGCTGCACAAGCCCTCGGTTGCCTATGTCTCTCAGATCTCCGAGATCGAGAGCATGCGCGCCGAGCACACGTTCGCAGACCGCATCCGTGGCATGCACGTGTACGGCGGAAAGGTGCTGCGCCCGACCGCCGTGCAGGTCTTTAAGGGGGTCTGATGCTCGTCCGTGGGACCAACGGTATTGAGGTCGAGGTCGAGGAGCAGGTGGCGACCGCGATGATCGCCGCCGGCATCGTCGAAGCCGTCGAGGCCGTCGAGGAGCCGACAAGGAAATCCAAGAAGTAGAGGAGGGGAGCATGAGTATCCCTCTCATTGACATCGAGGACATCGAGGCGGCCCTCGGGCGTAAGCTCAGCGATGAGGAGAGGCCCCGCGCGCTCTTCGTCGCGGACAAACTCTCCGAAGCCTTCAGGCGGCGCGCACGTCAGACTTTTACAGTCGAGACGTATGTGCATCGTCTGAAGGTCGACGGTGATGGCCGGGTGTCCCCGACCCGCGCCCCGCTCGTGGAAGTTCTCGCTGTCTTCACTGACGAGGGAGCGCCAGTGAGGTATGCGCAGCGCCATGGGTACATCTACGTGTATCCGTGGAGCGGCGACTTCGTCGTCGTCACCTACACCGCTGGCCTCTCAGCGGTGCCGGCGGCTGTGCGCCTTCAACTAGCGGACAGCGTGCGCAGGGTCCTCTCCATCCCTGACGCCGCTGCCCAGGG